CACCTGCGCGGGAGTTAGCCACGGGTGCCCAGCACGCTCAACCTCGACGACTACAGCGACGAGATGCTGCGCTTGGCGCTCAGGATCGCTCGCGCCAAGAAAACCCCACGCGAGACGCGGCTCAAGGTCGCGTTCTTTTTCCTTGAGCGTCGGTTCCCCATTGCACGGATCGGGGATCACGTCGATACGCTTCGGCCCATTCAGGTCCTCATCGGCGTCATGGGTTCAGCCCAGGTGGCGGTAAATGGCCACGACGTCGAGCCCGCCGACCCTGGATCTCCGCTTCGGACAGACGGTCTACGACTTCATCCAGACGGCGGCAACAGGGCTCGACTGCCGCTGCCCGGCGGATCTGAGAACGGCGCATGAGGTCGCGGCCTTCGGCACTCGCGGAGACGGGAAGACCTGGGGGGCCGTGGGCGCCATGGTCGCGCACGCCAAGCTCCATCATGCAGCCGGCTACCCGCTGCCGTGCAAATGGCTCGGCGTGGCCGACACCTTCGCCTCCCACAAGAACAAGACCCACGACAGCTTGCGCGATCCAGGCTGGGCCGGACTCTGGGTCGTCCGCGGCGAAGGGCATACCGCCGAGTTCGTCTTGGACGGCACGGTCCTTGTGTCTCTTCGCCTCTTTGGCGTGGAGGACCAGTCCGGGATGGACCGGCTGCGCGCGGAGTCCCACGGGCTCTGGTTCGAGGAACCCGCCCCTGCCTCAATGCTGGTGCAGTCGTCTGGACTCAGTAGCTCGGCCTGGGGGCTCGGCATGACCTCCTTGCGCCTGCCGTCCCACTGCCACCCGGCGATCATGACGCTCAACTACCCGGACGAGGACCATTGGACGTGGCAACGCTTCGTGGTCCGGCAGCATCCGGGGTCCGCGTACTTCCGCATCCCGCCGGGGGAGCGGGCCACGCCGGAGCAGCGGGCCGAGTGGGCGACAGCACTGGCCGATCGGCCGGACATGCTGCGGAGGTTGCTTCAAGGACAACCTGGGACCATCCTGCTCGGCGCGCAAGTGGCGGTGGGCTTCAATGCGGATGCGCATGTGGCATACGGCACACGTCTACACCCGGACGCGACTGCTGGCCCTTTGTGGATTGGGCAAGACGCCGATCATACGTGTGCGTCTGTCATCGGCCAAAGACAACGCGGGCGGCTCGTCATTCTTGCGGCCCTCGTGAGCGAGCGGGCGGGTATCCGCGAGCATCTCGACGGCACGCTCCTGCCCTGGCTGGCGCAGCACGCGCCGTGGGCGCTGGGGCGTGGGCGGGACCACGAGGCGATCCGTGTTCACTACGATCCCGCGCTCGACACGGACGAGCAGACGAGTATCGAAGCCAACGCGCTCCGGGTCATGCGCGCCATGCTGCCGGGCGTGTACCGGCCGGGGCCGACATCATGGGAAGGGCGTCGCCAGCCCATGCTCGGCGTGTTCAACCGTTTGTCGCTCGGGACCGCGGTGCTCCAACTTGACCCGGAAGAGTGCGTCGGGCTGATCAAGGCGCTCAACGGCGGCTGGTACTACCCGACGGGCCCGAGTGGGGCTGTGAGCCGCGATCTCCCGAAGAAGCCGAATCATCCCCATGAGGACTACGGGGATGCCTTCTGCTACCTGATCGAAGGCATGGCGCCCACGCGGGATCACACACTGCCGCCCCGGCGCCTCGCCGTCAAGCAGACGTACAATATTCTGGACCATGGTCGGGAGCGTCGGCCGTTCGTGCGGACGTGATGATCCCCACGCCGTGTCCTCATCCGACCGCGTGGGTGGTGAAGACACGACTGGGCGGCACCGTCTGCCTCGCGTGTGGGGAAGACAATCCGGTCGCTGACGTGCACGCCCGGCGCGCCGCACGCGCGGACAAGGGGGAGTAAGCCATGGTCATTCGCAAGAAGTGCACGGTCACCGCCGAGAGCCCGACATCCAAGACGCTGACGCCCAATCTGACGGCGGCGGGTGAAGGTCGCTCGGGGGGCAACCCCATCAGCACGATCGTGGTGAACACGCCGGACACGCCAGGTGCCTTCTGGGGCGGCTCAGGACGCTTCGAAGTGATCTTTCGGAGGCTGTGAGTGGGCACAGGACATAAGGCACTCCTGGCGGATGGCACGCTCCGTTTTCCGTTCAATCCAGGGCCGGCCAGGGGGAAGTATCCAGGTATCCGACACAGGCGGATCAAGCGCGTACCCTGCACCCGACTTGAGCCAGGCCGTAGTGCAGAGTCTCATGATCAAGATGGCAGCGGCCTTCCGTCGCTTCAGGCATCCAGGCTGATGGGCGACTCCCTCGCGCGTCGCTGGCGGTGGCTGGGCACCTACTACGCCTGGCGCACCCGGGGGCGGGATACCGTGCAGACCATCGAGCCCTGGATCAAGATCGCCATGGGCGGGGCCTTTCTCTCAGGCTATCGCAATCTTGGCACGCTGCCCTGGTGGGAGGCGCTCGCCATCGGCGGGGGCATCCTGGTGGCGGCCGAGGTGGCGATGGTCTGTCTCGGCGCCTTTGACTTCAGGAACGGCGTCATCCACCGCCAAACCCAGCTCAACAACGAACAAGATCCGTGGAAGGTGCGCGTGCTTGAGATTCTGGAAAAGCTGGAGCCACGCCTGCTATGAAGCCTGTGCTCCATCGTGTCCGCCTCGTCACGCCGCCAGAGAGACCTGAGGATGGCGAATGGCCCGACTGGGTGGTGGCCCTGAGTTGCGTGGGTTTGCTCGTGTTCTCGGCCATTACGCTGACCATCATTCTCCTCGTCGCCGTGCGCGCCCTTGGGAGACTCCTCCATGTTGGATAGGCTGCTGCTCGTCGAAGATACCCCGCTCCGCCGCGACTGGTTCTTCGACCACTACGGGAAGGACCAGATCGACTGGACGGACGACCCCGATGTGGCCATCGCCCACTTGCAGGCGCGGGCCTACGAGACGTTGCATCTCGACCATGACTTGGGCCGCCCCGGGTCTGGCCGAGACGTGACGCTCTGGCTGATCGCGCATCCCGAGGTCCAGCCGACGCTCCGCATCGTGACCCACACGCACAACCCGGTGAGCGGCCCGAAGATCGAACGGGAATGCCTCGTAGCTGGGCGGCCGTGCGTCTGGAAGCCCTTTGGGAGTTGGGAGCCGGAGGATCTCCAGCACGAAGCCAAGCTCATGCCGGCGGGCCAGTGGGTGCCCACGACCGCGAGTCAGATGCTGCGCGCATGGGGCGTGGCGGAGTTGCGGTCACCGCGGGGAGACCAGGCGCTCCAGGCGGGGCTCGTGTCGGTCGATCTGCTCAGCCTGCTTCGCGCGCAGGCGTTCGACGCGATCTCACCGGATGGCTGGGCCAGTGTGGAAGACGTGACTATTGCCATGCGCGGGCAGCTCGTGTCGAGCCTGCTGCATCTGGAGTTGCACTGGTATGAGCATGACGTGGATTTGGATCGCGTCTGCGCGCTCCGCTTCTTCAACCTGCCAGAGTGGCAGGCGAAGTGGCCGAGCCAGACGCTGGTAGACCTCGCGGGGGACCGCGACCCCGCGCGGACAGAGCCGGAGTTCCGCGGCTTCGAGACCACGATGGAGCGACCCATCGCCGTCGGCCGCACGCTGCACGGGCCGTTCTGCTTGGTGGAAGGTTATACGCGCGTCTGCACCTGGCTCCGCGATCAGCAAGCCTGGCCACACCAAGGGCACCTGCCCTTCCTCATCGGCATCTCGCCGCGCATCGAAGCGTGGGCGCATCCGCGGGGCCACAGATGGTGGCCTGTCAAGGAGGGCGACTGATGCCCGCTATGTCGAAGTCCCAGCAGCGCCTCATGATGGCCGCCGAGCACGGGGCCACTTTCCCCAAGGCCAAGGCGCTCCGCAAGTCCATGAGCAAGAAGCAGATGCACGATTACGCCTCGGGCTCGATGCGGGGCAAGCCGGAGCGCGTGACCCCACAAATGCCGGGCGTGCGCAAGAAGGGAGGTCGCTGATGTTCTTCGGTGGCGGCAGCAGTCCGTCCCCGCCTCCTCCGCCCCCGCCGCCGCCCGTGGACAACACGGAAGCGCAGGCTGCGGCGGCGAAGGCGGCAGCCGCACTCAAGAAGCGGCGAGGTCGGGCCTCGACCATCCTGGCCGGCGGCACGGAGCAAACCGGCACCGGAGGCAGTCTCACCGGGCGCCGCACCTTTGGAGGGACATGATGGCTGAGAGCAAGGCGGCAATCGCCGACAACCCCCTGGCCGATCCGCCCGAGTTCAAGGTGACCGGGCGCGAGTCCCACAACCCGCGCATCTGTGAGGACAGCAAGGACGGCCATCTCGTCAAGGTGAAGCTCTGGCCGCCCAAGCAGCGGTACGCCGCGACCAAGCGCATGCCGAGCGTGGCCGGGGCGTGCGAGAAGTGTGGCGCGCACGTGATCGTCTACGAGCAGATCCAGCCGGGGCTCACGGTCGTCCTGCCGGATGGCAAGCGGCTGCGTGGGGAAGGGCCGAAGGCGGGTTGATGCAAGAGGGTGGCTGGCTTGATCGGTGGACCTGGCGGATGGGTTTCTGTTTGCTTGTGTTCCTTGTGTTGTTGGGGCGCCTGTGAAATGCGAGTTCTGCGGTTGGCTGGGACTGAGGCAACAGCGGGAGGTCAATCTCGATCACGTGACAGGCAAATGGATTTGTGCCAAATGTTGGTTCGCCCGAGGCTGCGGCGGTGGGGCTATTGCCGTGCGTGTGGGCGAACTGTCGCCCAAGCAGGAGAAACCGGGCGCCTTTATGCCCACGGAAAAGACAACAACTGTCCTGGTGCCTAATGCCCGCTGATCCCGTCGCCATCGTCATCGCCGAGGGGCCGGAGGCGTCCTAGTGCCCCTGGATGCCTCGGCGATGTCTTTACCGTTGCGCGCCGTCTACCTGTTGCGTTGCGATCTTGGCGACGTGTGGAAGATCGGCATGACTCAAAGCGGTTTGTCACGACGGATGAGAGACATCCAAGTTCCGTCACCTGTGCCTATTGAGCTTTACAGTTACGTTGAGGTCGCCAATCCTCCCCGGATCGAGAGTCTCCTTCATGAGAAGTTCCGTCGGTGGCGGCAGAATGGAGAATGGTTTCGCTGGCCCCCGAGGCTAACACCGATTGTACAGGCCACAATGTTGGCGCTCACTGTGGCTCCGTATGTTGATAACCGATCGAGTCTGCTTCACCACCTCGTGTGGATGAATACGCATAGGTACAGAGATTCTTCTCGCAATCGTAAAGGCGACACCCAATACGTTGTTGAGCCTACCCTCCTAACCGGAGCATTGACCTAGTGCCTGCCGACGCCTCCGCGATCGTCAAGCGATACGACACGCTCAAGACCCGACGTGAGAACTTCATCACGCTCTGGGACGAGTGCGCGGAGTTCATCGTGCCGCATCGCGGCTCCATCTTGAACCGCGAGCAGAACGCCATCACGCCGGGGCAGCGGCAGACGACGCGGCTCTTTGATGCCACGGGGGCCGAGTCCGCGCACAACCTCGCCGCGAACATGGGCGGCTCGCTGACCTCGCAAGCGGCGCCCTGGTTCCATCTGAAGACCCGTGACGATCGGCTCAACAAGATCAAGCGCGTGATGGACTGGCTGGAGGACACGGAGCAGCGCCTGTACTTGGCGTATCGCCAGTCGAACTACTACGCCGAAGTCAATGAGGTGTACTTGGACCTGGCAGCCTTCGGCACGGGCTGCATGTTTGTGGGCGAGAAGGAGCCGGAGGATCCCGCGGAGCCCTTCGGCGGCTTCCTGTTCCGAGCGCATCCGGTCGGCGCCTACGTGATCGCCGAAGGGCCGGATGGTGTCGTCGATACGATCATGCGCGAGGAGCAGATGACGGCGCGCGCCTGCGCCATCCTCTGGCCGGGCCAGCTCGGCGAGGTGCTGCAAGGCCTGGCCGAGACGAAGCCTGACGACTTGGTGACGATCCTGCATGCGGTCTACCCGCGCACGGATGCCGACGCGAGGAAGTACGCTGCCACACACATGGCCTGGGCCTCCTGTTATGTGGACCTGGCCCGGAAGCGGATCCTCGACGAGGGGGGCTTCAAGGACTTCCGGTACGTGGTCCCCCGCTGGGAGAAGACCTCCGGCGAGGTCTACGGCCGGGGCCCGGGGATGCTGGCGCTCCCGGACATCCGGTCGCTCAACCGGGCCGACGAGATGGTGCTGGATGCGGGCGCCATGGCGATCCGGCCGCCCAAAACGATCCTGGCCGATGGCGTCCTGGGCGAGATCGACGAGACCCCGGGTGGGTACACCGTGATCGAAATCCCGAACGCGATCCAGCCCATGAACCTCGGCGCCAAGTTCGATGTGGCGCAGATCCTCAACGAGGACCGCCGCCAGCGGGTGCGCCGCATCTTCTTCTGGGAGCAGCTCCAGCTTCCGACCGGGAAGACCATGACGGCCACCGAAGTGGAGCGCCGCTGGGACACCATGCGCCGCATCCTGGGGCCGACCCTCGGGCGCCTCGAATCGGAGTTCCTCAACAAGATCATCGGGCTCACCTTCGCCATGATGCTGCGCCGGGGGGCCTTCACCCAGCCGCCGCCGGAACTGGCCGGGCAGGATCTGGACATCGAATACGAGGGCCCCCTGGCGCGGAGCCAGAAGTCCTCCCGGCTGTCGGCGCTGGAGCAGTCCATTCAGCTCCTGGCGCCCCTGCTCCCCGACCCGGAAGTCATGGCGAAGACCAAGGAGAATCTCGACTTGGACGCCATGATCCGGGACGTGCTCCTGACCTCCGGGGCGCCGTCGGAATGGCTCACCGACACGGAGCAGCGCGATCAGATCCGGGCCCAGCGAATGCAGAAGGAAGCGATCGCGCAGCAGCTCGCGATGGCTGAGCAGGCGGCCGGCGCGGCAGGCAAGGCAGCGCCCATGCTCAAGACGCTCAGTGACAGCGCGGCCCAGCAGCAGCCGCAAGAGGCGGCGGCGTGACCCCCGAAGAGACCAAGACCAAGGTGAAGGAGATCATGGACCGCCGGGCCGGGGCCTACCGGATGCTCGTGCAGACGAGCGGATGGGGCGATGTCCTCCAGGAGATGCTCGCCTATGCCGACCGCGCCAACGAGGCTGCCGTGCGCTGTGGCCGCCTCGACATGGTGGCCCACATCATCCGCGCGGCCGATACGGCGGGGAACATGCTCACACCCCACGAGGTGACGAATGGCTGAGCCCACGACCACTGACGCGCCGACCACGACTGACACGCCAGCCGTCACCACGCCCGACTGGCGCGAGAGCCTGCCTGAGGAGCTGCGCGCCGAGCCGTCCTTCAAGGACGTGCCCGACGTGCCGACGCTCGCCAAGCGGTTCATCGACACCAAGAAGATGGTGGGCGGCTCCCTCAAGGTGCCGAAGGAGGGCGCGACGCCCGAGGAAGTCAATGCCTTCTACACGGCGCTGGGCCGACCCGCGAGCGTGGACAAGTACACGGCCCGCCCGCCGGCCTTCCCGGAGGACTCCGGCATCACGCTGGATGAAGAGGGCTTCAAGGGCTTCCTCGGCGCCGCGCACAGTGCCGGGATCACCGACACGCAGGCGCAGGCCATCCTGGACTGGTACGGCGGCTACACGGTCAGCGAAGGGGATCGCATCACGCAGTTCATCGCGGAGGCGCGGAAGCAGGCCGAAACGAGCCTCAAGCAGGAGTGGGGCGCGCAGTACGGGCGGAACGTGGCCCTCGCGCGGCAGACGGTGCGGGATCTCTTCAGCGACGACCCTGACCTGGCCGAGGCCGTCGAAGGGCGCGGCAACAATCTGGCGCTCATGAAGGGCTTGGTCAAGATCGGGGAGCGGATGATGGAGCACGGCGAGATCACCGCCGAAGTCCCGCCCGGCCAGTCCATTGAGGCGATGCAGGCCGAGGTGACGAAGCTCCGCAGCGAGATGGAGACGAAACCCGGCGACGACGCGCTCAGTGAACGCTACCTCGCGGCCATCCGCCGCGTGTTGAAGGCAGGGGGGGCCGTCCCCACCGCGTAAGGATCGGCAGCACAGCACCGGATTCCGCCGCAAGGCGCCCGGTGGCGCTGGGGAAAGACCCAGCGAGGGACACGCCGCGTCAGGCGTGAGAGGGGCCCGGATCGGCCGGATTCCTCCTCGAACCGCAGGGGCCGTTTGCACTGAGAGTACGAGGAGACAGGAACCATGGCCGAGACGGTGGACATTGCGCACGCCCACGCCTACACCGCCGAGATCACCCGCCAGTATGCCGCCATCGACGACAAGGTGCGGCAGGCCGTCCGGGTGAAGTCCGGCGTCAAGGGCAAGACGTACCACTTCGAGCGGCTGGCGGACGACGCGGATTTCGCGTCCATCACCAGTCGGCACCAGCCGACGCACATCATGAACGCGACGCATTCCAGGCGGCGCGTCACCTTCAGCGACAAGGGCGGGGCCTATGTCCTCGACCGCCACGATGACGTCAAGATGCTCATCCAGCCGAAGAACGACTACGCGGTCAACCACGCGCACGCCTGGGCGCGGTTTATCAACAGCCAGGTCTTCACGGCCGCGCTGGGTTCGTCCACCGCGGTCATCGCCGACGACACCACGAGTTCCGTGGCCATCGGCGCTGGGCAGCAGATCGCAGCCGGTGGCGTCGGCCTCACCTTCGAGAAGGTGTTGCAAGCCGCGCGGATTCTCAACGAGAACAACGTGCCCAAGGCGGACCGGTACTTCGCGATCAGTCCCCAGGGGCTGGAGGATCTGCTGTCCGAGACGGAAGTCACCTCGTCCGACTTCACGCAACTCATGGCCCTCAAGTCGGGCACCTTGCAGGGCCCGTTCCTGGGGTTCACCTGGATCGAGACCACGCAGCTCGCCAAGGTCTCCACGACCCGCTCCTGCATCGCGTGGCACAAGGCCGCGCTGGGCCTCGTGATCCCGATGGAGCTGGAAGTGCACATCACCCAGCGCGACGACCTCAACAACGCCTGGCAAGCCAACGCGCTCCTGTCGGCGGGGTCCACGCGCGTGATGGAAGAGGGTGTCGTGCAGTGTGACATCACCGAGAGCTAACCGAGGGGCGACCCTCGTCACGTCGTCGTCCCTTTGAAAGGGGGGCCAGGGAATGGCATCAGGCAGCAGCACCGTCAAGAGTCGGGAGATCACGCTACTCGACAGCACACCCGCCCGGTTGCCGAGTTCGGCACTGTTCGGCGGGCCGAACAAGTTCGCGACGTATACCGCCGCCTCGCTGGCGGCCGGGGCGCTCATCAAGATGGTGCGCCTCACGCCGGGCGATGTCGTGCACGGTGGCGAGGTGTACTGGGAGGCGATGGGCGCGAACACCGCGATCACGGTCGGGACCACCGACCTGACCAATCGCTTCATGACCGTATGCCCGACGGTGGTCAGCAAGGCCAAGGGCGGATCGGTGTCCCCGGAAGGCAGCAACAGCGGCACGGGGCGCTTCAACGTCATGGGCACGCTCGGACAGGAAGGCATCGGGTATGAGGCCACGAGCGAGACCGACATCCTCATCGCCTGCAATGATCAGACCTTCACGGGTCGGATCATCCTGGTGGTGCAGATCGGGCGGCCGGGCGGCATCTAAGTCTTTCACGGCATCTCTGGGCGGCGGCTCGGGGCGACCTGGGCCGCCGCAGAAGGAGCACGCATGGCCACAGTCAGTCCCACGGAGGTCCAGCATCCGCTCGGCAAGCGGACCGTGCGCCTGCTCAAATGGGCGAGCCTCAATGCCGATGACACCGCGGAGCCCGCCCTGGTCGCCGCGTACAGCGACAAGACGCTCTACTTCCTCAAATCCGGGGCCTTCGGCGGCAACATGGGCGCGGAAGGGTCACCCGATCCGGACGGGGCCGCGCCCTACGTGACGCTCACCGATCCGCAGGGCAATGCAATCAGCGGGAAGACCACCAGCACTGTGGAGGCGGTGCTGGAACAGGCCTATCTCCTGCGCCCGACGATCGGCGCCGGGGTCACGGCCGTGGATGTGTGGCTCATCCTCAACAGTACGAAGTAAGGGAGGCGATGATGGCTGACACACCGATGGATGTCTCCACGGCGCTGGATCTCACGCGCGCGGTGGTGAACAAGTTTGCCCGCCCGTTGCTGCGCCTGGAAGAGATCCTGGACGCCGCCGCCGAGGCGACGGCTGGCCTGCTCGCAGTGGAGCAACGCGTCGCCGTCTTGACGGCCGAGCACGCCCATCTGCTGGAGGCCGTGGCGCAGGCCCGACTTCGCGCGGATGGGGCCACCGAGGAGTCAGCCCGGATCGTGGCGGCGGCGAAGCAGGAGCAGGACGCGATCGCTGCGGAAGTGGCTCGGGTCCGGCAGCAGGCGGAGACGGACATGGCCGCCGCGCGGCAGCGGGCCGGCGAGGCTGGCCGCGCGTTGGGGCTCGCGCACGAGCAGGCCGAAGCCACTCTGGCGGCGCAGCTCGCCGACAAGCAGCGCCAGGTCGCCGCTCTTGAGGCCCGGCTGGCGAGTCTCAAAGCGCAGGCGGAAGGCGCGGTGCGGGAGCTGGCGGGGGCGTAGATGGCCTCCCGCCGCGCCGATGATCCGCCCGAGTTCGAGGGTCGCGAGTTCCGGGCCGACGAGCCCACGCTGCGCGTCGGCTACAAGGAAGCCACGCTGTCCATCAGGGGCATCAGTGTCTTTATCGCGCTCGCGGTCCTGGCACTGGGCAGTATCACGTTTTACTCGGGCTGGCAGACGCAGAAGGCCGTGGAGGCCTCCAGCATTCGAACGGAAAAGGCCGTGGACAAGATCGTGCAGAGCGTGGTGTCCATTCAACTGATTGCGGGGACTGAACATAGCGTACTTCAGCGGGCGCAGGACCGGACCTCCTGCATTCTGACAATGACCGCCGAGCGGCGGGATCGCTTTCGTGATCGCTATACGCCGGGGGCATTCAAGCAAGAGTGCCCATGGGTCAACGAATAAGGAGGAGTGTATGCGTCTCCGTCTGATCGGGATGCTCGCCCTCGTCGTGGGGCTGGCCGGCTGCTCCCTCGCCCCGTCCGATAAGCTGCTGGAGCAGCTCGGCAAGAGCGAGCGGTCGTATTGCTACACAGCGTCGTATGGCGGTCTGGCCATGGTCCGCCTTGCCGGCACGGGCATCCAGGGCGGCAAGATGTCCTGCACGAATGATGGGCTGACCGTCGAGGATATGGCGTCCCGCGTGGGAGTGCCGATTCTGCTGACGCCGAATTTTTCCATTGCGCCGCCGACAATGACCCCGACGCGATGATCTCAAACTACAGACTCACCGCTGAGGGTAAGACTGAACCTGTCTATCTTTGCCGCTGTGGCGTCGAGCACACCGGCGACTATGCGATCTACGACTACGGCCACCATATGTGTTTTCACGATGCGCCGCTCTGGAACATTGACTACTGGCACTTCGTGTGCTCTGAGTGCGGCAAACCCTTCACGGTAGAAGATCATTCTTTGCCGATGGAACGGGTGGCCGAGATGCGCGCCGAGTACGATATTCGCGGCGGGTCGAGAGGCAAGTATGCAGGCAAGTTGGCCTCTCGCTTGTCGTGGTGGCAAGAGATCGTCTCTTATCTTCAGGCACTCTACCGATGACCCGCGCGGAATTTGCCGAAGCCGCCGCGACCTTTTGCGCTCTCACGGGAGGCAGCGTGACCTCCTGGACGCGGACGCTGCGCCACAATACGGCCGTGGGTGGCGTGAAGTACTCCGCGCATCTCTTCGGCCTCGCGGTGGATGTCGTCTACGACACGCCGCAGGCGTTGCCGCTCACGATGGAGCGCGCGCGGCGACTGGGGCTCAAGCTTATCCGGGAAGGGGACCATGATCACGTGCAACCTGCCACCTGGACGGCGGGCTAACCAATGAGCGTGACCGCACCGCTGCCGGTCGAGGGCGCGATCTTCGAGAACCAGTTCGCGTGGACGATGCTCGCGCTCACGGATCTCAGCGAGGGCGGATACGTGCAGATCCGCTGGCACGGGCGGCTCACGCCCACGAACCTCATGACGCAGTGGCGCGTGCGGGTGCGCTGGCGGGGTCACCAGCATACCGCGATCGGCCCCGTAGATATGGGCACCCGGTCGGACGCTCTATTGCTTGCGTGTCATCACGCGCTTCGCTGGCTCCAATACGAGGCCGCACGAGTTCGTATGACGACAGGAGGGTAACTCCCCATGCTGCTCTTTCAGTCACTCCACCAACGAACTGGACGACCACCGTTCCTCCGTCGTGGGAAGGAGTCGCCGCGTCGTGTTGGCCTCTCAGGTGGGCTTTGCCTGACATGGGGAGTGTTGTCCTTGCTCGTGGCTGGCATCGCGGGCGCGCAAGCGCCGCCACCCAACCAGCGCATCACGATCGACGTGGTCACCTCCGCCACACGGCTGGACTACACCATCGCGATCCCGCCGGGGCTCGACATCTACGTCAACGGTGTCAAGGTGCTGCCGGTTGGCGCGCCGCTTCCACCTCCGCCACCTCCGCCACCTCCGCCACCTCCGCCACCTCCGCCACCTCCGCCGCCTCCACCGACGACCACGCTGCCCTCGGTCTGGACACGGTGCGCGGACGAAAACGGCGTGTGCGCGTTCCAGGGCATGGCGGCCGTACGGTACGGGGCCAACAATGTCTACGTGCAGAAGACGCTGACCAACGGCACGCCGTGCACCA